ACAACCAAGCAGGGTAACTCTTCTCTGTGTAAAGATAATTTACCATAGTGAAGAATATATTATTAATAAACGATGTGTCTGGATAATCCTGAATCATATTCATTAATTCCTGAATCTGAATTCCAACAGCATTGTTATAATATGTGCTTTGGTGTGGTTCTGATTTCCAAGGTTCTAAATTTATCATATTATTAAATGATATACTTAATGAACTCTTGCTTCTGTTGACTAGTTTTAATTCGCCATTGACTTCAAAGTAATATTCATTGTGAGTTGGCAATTTTATCTTAAATGATTTTATTCCACTTTGATATTCTTTTAGCATATCAAATTCTCTTGTAGTCGATAGATACGAGAAGGTGTCTATTGTTTTATAATTATCGTTTAGATACCAATCAGTTAAATCAAAGATAAGATCGTCAGTGTCTATGTACTCCTTGTACTTGGCATATGCACTTACTAGTAACTTACTTTTCATTGTATCATTTATAACTGAAGCGAAATTACTTCTAGCAATGTGGTTGGTTGTGAACCAGTTATCTGCCTTAGCCGTAACTTTATATACTCTTAATATATCTCCCTCTATCATCGTAAGTGAGGTGCGTGATATCTGTAAGTTAGAACCAGCAATAGTTAGATAACTTGCTTGTACTGTATTACTATTGAGAGTGACTACTATGTCATTGATTGCTAAATTAGTAATAAAAGAAATTGGAATTATGGCATTATTAACATCAGTCAGTTGTGATGCTATAAGTCCAGAAGTGTATGTCTGTAGTATAGTAACATTGGATACTGATTCAGTCATATCTTTTAAAAATTTAGCAGGCACAATAGTATCTGAATTCTCTGCTAACATTTCCCAATCAGTGTGACCCTTACGAACTCCAGGTTCTTGTTGATAATGCAATGTGGTACTAATCGTTTCGCTGTTATATGACGTAGCATTATTACTAATAAGAACACTTGATGGTCCAACTGGTATAAACTTATTCTTAGTTCCGCCTGCTGAAATCAACATTGCAAGTTCAACGACATCATCGCCCATTGATGACCAATAGAAATAATCTGTAACTTCTTTGCCCGCAACATCATCATAATATTTCTTAGTATTATATATTGCTGTCTCGACTGGCAATATTCTAGATTTTGTCCATTGCTTTACAACTACAACTGAATCAGGTACTAGCAGTCCCCAATATTTCTTTACGTAGTTAATACTTAGATTTCCGTTAGAATCACCATAATCGTTATATCTATAAAATCTTGCTAAGTCTGTGTCCCACCATATTTTACCTATTTTCTCATCTAACCATATATCAGAACTAGTAACTGTATCATAACTCGCTGGGTCATTCCATGCGATATGATCTAATTTAGAAACAATTGAACCTGGCATTTTTAAGTTAAGTGGATCGTATATTTGATGATTAATAAAATTATCGTCATCTTGTATTATCAATCTTTTTGTTAAATCTGTGTCAATGACAGTTGATTGTCTAGCATAGATTGAGAGTGTTCCAGTCGAATTTCTATCAAGTATTGCCCATCCTCTAGACTGATAATCATCTGCCCATAATTTACTTGCACTGTTTAGTCCCAGACTAGTATAGAATTCTGTGAATGTAGCCCCATTGATTCCGGGAGTATATCGTATTGATTTCCAAAGCATTGCTTTATAGTTTGCACTACTTGTTACATTGGAGTAATCTCTTACGAGTCCTATTCTAGTTAACAACCCCTCGACTGTTCCAGAGAATGACATACTTACTCCAGTGTGAGTGAATATCATTCTGCCGTCACTTGATAAATTAACAGATAGTCCCGTTGTAGATGCTGACGTTATTTGATCTGCAAATCCTATTGCAGTAGAACTTAATACTGATGTGTTTGAAAATGTACCAACTGCTATTCCAATATCAGTTAGAGAATTTCCTAGTATGTTACTAGCAACTATGCTTCTTTCAGAACTTGTTATCAAAACTTGTCTATCAGAACGGGCTGCTGTTGTTGTTGATGTAGTGAATACTTGAGCATTTAAATCACTGACAATATTATCAGTAGCATCTATCGATACTGTAGTTGTTGCATATCCTATTCTTCCCATAGCACCTGTGGTTGAGCCAGCAGTTTCTTCACTTACTATCAAGTTATGACCTGTACTTGTTATTTTAATTGTACCAGTTACAACTGTGGCTGTTATCCCTAGAATACTTAGTGCATTTATTTGGGAAACAACACTAGTTGCAGTTGGATCAGAATTAGCATTGTAAGTACCCGATGTGATGCCCAATTCAGATAATGCTGTTCCAGAGATGATCATTGAAGTGCCAGAACTTGTTATTACCATATTACTGCCATTAATAGAACAAGTAATGTCAGTTATCGTATCAAGTTCAGTTGCTAGGTTGTCTAGTTTCGACTCATAGTATAATGTAGTAGTAGATAATCCCAAGTCTTGTAACGCACTACCTGACATATCTAATTCTGGAGATGATGTCGTTAGAACTAATTCGTCAGTTCCTGAGTTAGTAGCAACTACTGAAGTTGATGTTGAATTGATTGCTGTAATAATTTCAGCAATAGTATCTCCTAGAGTAAGATTCACAACTTGCCCATTAATTGATAATGGTTTTGTAGATGCCATCACTGGGGCTGTTACTGTTCCAGTCGTAGTTAATGCTACTACTGTCTTTGTTACTCCATCGATGATAACTGTGTTGCCTGTTGTTAATGTTGAACTCTTCGTAGCGGTTGAAGTTAATGAAATCCCAGTAGAAGAACTATAGTCTATTGTCAGAGGGGTACCATCAATTGTTATAATATCGCCATAGTTTCCAGCAAACGCAGTCGTTGTTGTTGCAACTGTTCCGGTAAACGTTACTGTAGTATTTGTTGTATTCTCAACTAATCCCTCATCATTGTAGATAACGAATCTTGCTTGTTCTCCAGGAGACACTACTGGGTTTGCAACTGTACCAAGTATCGAGATTCCAGAAGTAGAGGCTGAGGCTGGCGTATAAGTGAAACTTTCGCCATCAATAACTAGTGTGTCACTGGCAGTGAATGTAGGGTTACTTACTGAACCAATTGCCTCAATGCCAGAATCTGCATTCGTTGGAACAAATATACTATTAGTAGTTGATGCATCTATTTCAATAATCACTGGTTCGAAATCTTCTTCGAATACTAGATATTCGTAAATAGTTGTCGCACTTACAGTTTTTGTTCCGTTTGCGGCAAGTAAATAATATCCGTCTATCGTTGGATCTATTTCAGGTCCTGAAATCTTTAGATAAATTGCTTTATCAATAAAGGCAGCATCTATCTCATTAATCATTCCAATATATAGTTGATTGTCAGAAGTTTCTCCAACATAACTTATTTCTGCTACTTCACTTAATCGTACCACATCCCAGTCTCTATCTGTATCGAATTGAACCCACGCAGTATCGCCCTCGTATAGTGTATTGGTTGATGTTGATAATCCAACTAGTTCACTCTGAGTTTTTGTTACGTAATTTACATCGGCAGCATCAACATATCCAGAAGTCTTGATTGCTAGTGCAGGCTTAGATGACTGAGCAACAAGTGTTTTCGTTATGTTTTGATATTCTATTAAGAATGGATCACTAACCATATCGTTAACTACTACATCTTGTGCCATCATAAGATTAGTAGATACTTGCCCGTAGTCACTTAATTTAACTGCCCATATATCAGAATGCTCGATATCTTTGAAGTTACTATTGTTATTAACAATTCTATTAATACTTGAATTTGTTCCTTTGTGAGTTAAGAATCCTTTGTAGAATTCTAGTTGTGATTCTCTTTCAACTCCATGGTTAGACAAGTATGCTCTCGTTGTATATCCCATGTGATTTGATTTTAATTTGTTAACTATCGACAATGATTGGTCGACAATTGTATTTCGATAATGACGAGTTTCTTCAATCATTGTATCGAAGTTTGGTATTAATTGATCGTTGTGTACAAGATAACCATCGACAGACATAGTTCCATCCCAATCTACTGTTCGATTACAATCAATTTGCATTCGAAGATTACGAGTGTGAGTATGTGGGTCATATATAATATCTTCGTAACTGTCAACTCTATCAACAACAAATGCATGTTCAATATCTCTTACGTCCATTTTCATTCCATAGATAGGAACGTTACTAGTGAACGATAATTTGGCACCGTCTGTATGAAAATTAAGTTCATTGTTCGGTATAAGTCTACCTGATGAATCTACTACTCTATAAAAATTCTTGAATGTTTCAGTGGCTACACTCGCTACACCGTAAGTCGCATTAAAACTGCCCCTTGTTAATAGTGGAGTCAATGTAATAAAGTCGCCGATAGAATGTGTCTCAGTCTGCCAATCTAAGAACTTGTACAATAGATTTTCCCAATCTATGATATCTCCACTTCGGTCTGAGTCTGTGAATTCCCACCCTACTAATTTTAAGTAATGTTGATAACCCATAATCAAATGAGCAACGTCATCTACTGTCTCTAGGATGTCGCCGTAATTATAATTCTTTATAGTGTCATCTACTAACTCTTTATATCCATTAGCCTCTGTTTTATTTGCTGTTGGCCATTCTGCTACTGGTTTCCAATCTTTAATATTATCATCAAATACTGTAGTTGATGTATGATTTTTGAGACAAACATACGGAGTGTCATTCCACAATATATACGAATCTACTCTATAATATTCTCCACCTTGCCATTGTTTCAGTGTAAGTTTCTCTCCTGCTGTTGAGAATGTTTTCTTGCCACTTGCTTTATCCCATCCCATTGAGTAGAATGTTGGATTAATCTCATCGTACCCATGTACTTGAAACCCAAACTTACTAGTCTTTGGCTGTGATATAAGTGTCCATCTACCGTAATCAAATGTAATTAAACCAGCAGTCTCTTTCGTAGAGATACCTGTTATTTTTCTTTTATAGTATTTGCTGTCGCCCGAGTTTAGAACAATATCTCCCTTGATGTAACTCGCCGCATTGGCAAGACTATAAACAGGATATGGTTTGTCTAGTGATACTTTTTCTAGTACGATAGCACTAAAGAATTCACTTCGATTTGGCACACCAGCATGAACAAATAAATCATAATTGTCTGTTGGTATTTCAGAGAATCTACTATTTGATAATGAGTTGTTCTCTGATTGTAGTTTGAAATTATTGACGAAGCCACCTAACTTTGAACCCAACTTAAATGAATAATTGGCTTTGTCTGCAAGAACAACACTAGTGTCTATGCCCTCGTTCTTATTAGAGTATGCAATAATTTCTTTTATCTGTGTGCTATAATTGTATATCACTTCGAATGGACTCGACAATAACATTAATGTGAATTCAGCAAAAGCAAATTCACTACTTCTTGTCCAAGCAAGTTCTACTGGAGAACCATCTCCGAATTCCCACGCTTGGTTCATCAGTAATATATCATCTGATGTTATCGCACTGCCAAAGAATAATTCGTTTGGCGTTTTGATATTGCCATTAGCATCAACCGGGATAGGTGCATCAATTGGATTCGAAGATTTTAATAATTCCCAAAATGACACCAGTGTATAATTGGCGCCATATGTTGTATTAAATCCACTTGGCTTTTGAGATAATTTTAGTGCTTTCCATGGTTCGAGTAATGGTCTATCTGTGCCGTACGCACTTATTAGTTGTCCTCTCCAATGTCCATTAGCAGTCTCATCCTTTGCTCGATAGTTCCAAGTCTTGTAGTCGGCAGCATCGAAGTCTGTGTTGTCTAGATTATCAATGTTATTTCTCATCATCCATTTCTTAAAGAATGGATACATAATATATTTCTTTTCAGCATTTGAATACTCAGCATTAGCAGTGCCGTATAGTCCATAATTCATACTATCTACTTTAGCACTCTTATTATTTGCCAAATTATTAAATATTAAAGTTTCGAATACAAGAAGTACATTATCAATTCGTGTTCCGTATGCTGGAATTAATGAGCCATCATGCCCTTGTATAAACGAAACATCAGGATCGTAATTAGTATCTACAATAATTTCTGGACGATATGCAGGTGCAATCTTTAATGATGTCGCACTTGGTGGTATGTAGGTTTCTTTTGTATTACTATAATGTCTAACAGTTAGTGCGTCACTCATTAGTAAAGTAGTTGTAAATGTTAGGTGCGTTGCACTTGGTGATATTGTATAATCTACATCCAATCGCTGAATAACATCGTTCAAAATAACAACAAGATCTTTATCATTTAGTATCGTATTGCTAAGGTAGCCATCAATTACTTGTTCTGCTGATCCATAAGTAATATTGATAGTTGCTGTTTCGTAATGAGAATAATTATCACCGAAGTTCAGCATAGAACTATCTTTGAAAATACTCACACTTGAATGTTTTCCAAGGGCAATAATGCCAATCGCTTCTTCTACTATTTGTAAATTAGTTTTAGTCGTGTTTGAACTTGATTCTAAAATAGAAATAACAGTAGTCAAAAATTTATTTTTGTAACCATTATATGCACCAGATAAAAATTCTGTTGCTTTAATAGGGTCGTAGTCATCTCGTGTCAGTGCGAAGTATGCCTCTTTGACATCAACTGAATTACGAATAAGTACACTACCTTGATTCGAATATCTTAGTTTATCTGTATTTGTTCCCGAATTTCTATAATTGTTAACTGCGTTAGCACTGCCAGTTAACCCTGGTACAGTTTCAATTATACGAACGATATGTTCATAGACAAGAGAGTACGTCATCTCTGTATCTACGTATGATTTGTTATCTACGTTATATTCAACAGATGGATTGATGCGTTGAAATACAGTGTTGCCATCATATACAACTGGAGTAGCAGTACAATAGTCAACATATACGTTGCCACTAACTGTCGCTGTCATGGAAATTTTATTTGTAGCACTGCTGAATGTATAGTTTCCTATTTGTTTTTGTCCGTCTACATACAAATCTATTGTATTAGAATTTTTTGGTGCTTGTAGTAATTCGATATCTGTTACTGCTAAACTATCGCCTATTTCTTGTCTTAGATTTCGATAATCAAATGTCGATTCAATATATAACTGCGTGTATGTAGATGATAGGTTATAAGACGAAGTGGCTAACAAGTCTATGTTAAATACGAATTCACTTTCATAGTCGCCAGACATTAACTTTGGTTTCAATCCTAATTCAGTATCGTTTGTGTACGCACCAGTTACATAATGAAATATTTTTACGTCACTAAAATACGAGTTATTAGAATCATATGACTTGAACGTAGGGACTGTAAATGCAGATGCAACTGTGGTTGCGGCACTAGTAGTACTTAACTCGATGTTCTTATCAAATTCAATAATAGGTCTTAGTGCTTGAGATATTAAAGTAAAGTTAGCATCAGTGATTAAGGCTTTAATGTCATCATAGTGATACCATGAATTATTAGTTTTCCAAAAGTCTGTAGGAACTGGAGTATCTGTTGATAGTTTTTTATCAATTGTGACGTAATGTTTGTTTGTTGAACCAGTGATTGATGCATCAAAATTAGGAGATACCCAGTAGTACATACTGTAGTTGGCAAACTTGTCTAAGTCTATTGGTAATTGAACTGTGTCTAGTTTACTCTTAAATAATCTTCGGTGGTCATTCGTCAATGCACCTTTATTATATAATGCATTTAGTAAGTCGTCATAGAATACATTATCAGTTGCGTCTATGTTTGTAAAAGTTGGTTCAAGACCATAATTATCTCTAGCATAAGCGGTTGCCGGATACGAAAGATATATATCATTGCTGTTATATATTCCCTTTTCCCTTCTGCCAACAAATGCTTTTGTTTTCTCCATTTCACCAACAGAGAATACACGGTCTAATGTAGTTTCGAATATTGTTTCTAACTCATCGTTCTTTAAATGACTTGGTAAAAAGTCATAAATCTTCTTTGCCATATTATTTGCCTACCAATTCAGATTGTGCTAATTGTGTTATTATTTTTACATCACTAGATGTCGTTACTGCCATAAATATTTCATTTAATGCACATGATATACTTAACAAATCTTCAAATTTATTTGTTGAATATTTTGGTGTAATGATTACACTTGAAATATAATCACCCAGTTCTTTATGTAAGAATGCTGCCAGTTCTGAGAAGTAGAATGTTGCTCCGAAATCCCAGTTGTTAATTGCAAAGTACTCATTTACTTTAGCAGATACCTCTGTCTTGATTTCACTATCAGTATATCCAACACCTAATCTCTTAATGACTTTAAATATTGCTTGATTTTCATTACTCGCGTATGAACCAAATAGATATTTAAACTGTACTGGAATATAAGCAATGTGATCTGCTATCGCTCCCTTTGGCTCAATGCTATTCATTATCTTTGCTAATTCAAAATTGTTAGGAGCAATTGGAGTGGCAGTCAAGAAGTCATTTGCTACCCATTCATTTACTTTTCTAACATAATCAGAACTCAACACATACATATCGATAATATTACTAGTACTAGGATCTATTCGCTTGTTTATATCAGCGTAATGGTCCCATCTAAAACTTGTAAATTCGTCTTTAACAAATGTTATACCCTCTGTGACTCTGTATTGTATACTATTATAACTGATTTGCACATTGGTGCCTACAGTCTGATCTACATAATCAGTACCAGGAGTCATCAGACTCCATCCACCCAATTCGCGTATCCACCATCCCGGAGTAGTTATATTGTAATATATCGTTGCGGTTGCTGGTACTGTAGTTGTCCCCGTGGCAGCAACGACAGTTTTTGATGCTCTTTCATATTGTATGTTATTATCAGTGTATTGTTCCATTACAACCATTTCGCCAGTTGTAATATCTAGCATGCCAAACGGATTATCACTTGTATCTGAAGTCAATAACTTAACTTTTGTACTGTCTTTATATCCAGCAGAAGTTAGGTAGTCATCATAAACGTATGAAGATACTCCAGTATATGTAGTATTGACTGAATTTGTTCCTACTGAAAGTCCAAATGATGCACTGACTCTCAGTGAGAAATCTGCAATAGTGGTTATATCAGCATTCACTCCAATGATTACATCAATTGCTTCGCCAACTGTTATTGCGTATGTCCAAAAAATAATCTTGTAGTTTGTACCACTTGTGTTAGTAACTGTTATGTCATCATTACTAAGTATTACGCCTGCACTATTTCTGAGTAACAGATTACTAGTAGTTAGCGGAGTTGAACTTACTACTGTAAATTCTCCATAAGCATATTGTTTAAAATAAATATCAGAATCAAGACTATTATAAAAAGCCGATGCGGCAGTAGACATAGTAAAAGTATATTCGTCTGTCGCGGGAACTCCTGGCGTTCCTGTTACGAATGTAGTAGCAAAATCTGTTGTTTCGGTCGCGTCAGATACATCTATCCATTTGAAATTGCCACTGGTTGCGGCAGTATTAAAATAAGACAACGATTTTTTGCCCTTGAATCCTAAAGTATCTAGTTCATTAGAAGTTTCTGTCGCGTATGCGTTAGTGGCAGCACCAACGTTGCCAGTATAACCCTCTAAGAATCCAACTGCGTCAAGTGACGTGAACGCATCTGCAGGTGCGAACGTAGTGACAGGAACATCTGTTCCGCCAGCTATAGGAGTTTGTGCTGTTGAATAATTTGCTAAATCACTTACACCTATTGAAAGTTTGTATTCATTTGCGTCTGCTGGAACGACTGCGTATTCATCAGTGTATCCTATAATTTTCCATGCACTACTACTAGGATATGTAATCTCAGTAGTTCTGTCAAGAAGATATTGTATTCCATCAGGTGATACTAGATTATGAGTGTACGTTGTGCCACCACCAAAGTCATTATTTTCTACAAAATCATAAGTCGTTGGAGCGCCACTATATTTAAATATAGCATCAAATGTTGCGCCAGTACTACCATCAGTTGCTACAGATGATAATGGAACTTGTCCTACTGTAACTTCCTTACCTGTTGCTTGAGTTGGAGTACCATTTGTGCCAGCATCTGCTCGTAAGTAATTAAGAAATATCGTGTCTCGTTTCGACATGTTTGTTTCATTATCAACCACATCAGTTTCATTGCCGTAGAAAAACTTAACTTGGTCTCTACTTTCGAATGCAACTTTTTTGCCTGTAAACTGGGCAGTATATTGCGATTCATTGTCTCTAATACCAGAATTGTACTCAAATACGACATGAACTTCTTGTGGGACATCAGTAGTCGTATGAATTCGCCACTCCCATTGAGTTGTCGTATTAGATACTACTGCATATTTTAATGTAAATTTTTGATCGATTACAGTCTTGATGGCTGCAACTTCGGTAGCCGTAAATTTAGTTCTAAATCCTCTTACCACATTCACAAGAGTTCCAACTTCTGGAATAAACTTGTTTAATGTAAGTGTATCATCTGCGTATGCAGGTGATGTCGATGTTTCTACTTTCTTGACATCTGCCCAAATAGTTTTTCCAGATGCAGTCATCAATAACTCAACATAGTCTCCCACAAAAACTCCACTACTTGGTGCCTTATCTGTTTTAATTTTCATTCCATCTGTTGCATCAACGTCATAACCTGTAACTGTTGTCGGTGCAAGAACTACCCCAGCCACATTACTTTTGTTTGCATGAAGAAAATTATTTAAAAGACTTGGATGTTTTAGTGCCTTCGTTAATTCATTTCGTATAAAGTTGTCAATCTTTCCTTGTAGTTTATTGTAACTCATTGGAATTGATACTACTTCGTCTTCAACAAATAGACTTCCGTCTGACCCTGTTACACTCAAGTTAGAGTGATGTCCGAGTACATCGTCCATTTCATAAAAACGTGAGTTACCAGCAAAAGAAGTGTTTACTGATTTTAATTTAGTAATTACATTGTTTCCCAAAGATAGAGGATATACATTATAATCTTGTGCATTGACCATTCTATCTTGAGAATAATAACTTCTTGGAGCAATTCTGCGTACACTAGTATATGTCTCACCAGCGAAGTTTTCACCAAAGTCAATTGTGCTTGACATTGATAGTGAAAGTCTATAAGTTCGTCCGTCCGTTCCAACATATGGAATTGTTATAACTTTGTTAAGGATATCATCAGAGTTTACAGAGAAATTATCATTGTCAACTTTTCTGTACCATGCTCTGTAGTTGCCGATTGCGGCGTTGCCAAATACACCATCTGGATAATGTAGTTCAATTCCATTATTATCAATAGAATTTATACTTACGATATCTCCAGAACCAGTTCGCAAACTATTATAGACTGCTGTCTCTCTGCTGTCGTTATCAATTGATGTTACAGTTGATACATATGACCTTGACGAATCTATTTTCTGTACCCATACATCAGAATTAGATATATTAGTCTCGTTTATTGCTTCTATTCTATTTGATATTTTACTATTATATGTGAAGTCTTGATATTCAAGTGACCCAGCGACTGCATAAACAAAGAATCCAGTTCTATCACTTGCTGATCCTAAATTGTCATTTCTATTAATGATTGTAAAATTGTTTGTTGCTTTTGGTTCTGATTCAGCAATCTTGGTATTCTCTGTGTCTAATGATACTGATACTGCCTCAAATCCTCTGCTCTTTCCATCGATGTTAGCATCAAATGAGTAGTTTACACTTTTTGAAGCGGAGTCTTCGTTTATATTATATACAGAATGTTCGATATCTGCAATAGTTAATGTAGACGATGGATTCTGAATTTTAGTTGTGCCAGAAAAAGAAGAATTTAAAATACTGATAAAGTTTTCATACCAATCAATATCATTGCTGTCATTCCAATTGATAACTTTGCCAGCCAGAGTGACGCCTTCATTATCGAGTACACCTTCGTCAGTTGACACACTAGTAATCTTCATGAAGCCTTTTGCATTGATTGGTCTAGTCTTATTGTAGCCTAGTGTCTTTGCCATTTGTAGAATACTTGCTCTACGTTCAGCAGTGTCCATGAAGTTCTCACGAGTGTTCATATCCAATCTGAATGCTAAACTGTGTCCCATGTATGCGACTAAATCTAAGATAGCAATAAATTCTGAACTTGCAATGAAATCATTAAATTTATCAGGATAAGTTTTAACCGTGTATGCTAGTAGGGCTTCTCTGATTGTATCGAAGTCGTATGCTTTAAGGCTGATGTTAGTAAACGCAGTGTATACTGCTGTCCAACTCTCACTTGCAAATAAATTGTCTGTTCGTTCTTGGCTCATATTATTCTCTCTCTAAATCTATACTTAATTCTACTGATTCTCTTGATGGTAGAATTTCAAGGCGCACTTTGGCGCTGATAGTGTGATTCGCATCAGTAACGTCACAACTTACAAAGTTGCATCGCGGATCATCGTTTATAATGTCTGTTAAATCGTCTTTAATTAACCCAGTTGTTTCAGATGTCAATGGTTCAAATAACATATCATGAATGATAGAGCCAAAATTAGGCAACATGACACGCTCACCCTTACGAGTCATAATATGATTCATGAGATCTTCGACCACCAAATCTTTATCAGTCAATCTGTGATTGATAGCTTTTTTATTTTTTGTACTAAAACCAGTGAATAATGCCATTTTGTTCTTTTCTCTGTAGTTAATTACTAAATGTATTTATCATGGTATAAACTTCGCAGTTTTTGATTGACAAATAGGTCCAATAATGTTATCATAGTATATAAATAATACTAGAAATTACAATAA